CAACTGTTCCCTCAAACCAAGGTGAATGACAGTTGTTCCACCAATATTCTTGAACCTCATCCCAAGATTCTACAACAAAAGATTTGTTTTGACAAACTATTCGATAATGATGACGATCATAAGGTATATCAGAAGTTTGTGAGAAATATCTTGGGTCTTCTTTAGCAATTAATTCCATTTTCTTTTGCTCTCCATTCTTTTCTCATTTTAACATAAACGTCGCTTTTTGCAACAATGTCACGAACTTTTTTAAATGTTCTTGCAGCTTCAGCATACTTGCTTGTTTCGTGATCTGCTTCTTGAGGTAATACTTCTTTAGTTCCTTTCTTGTATTTTCGACCAGAGTTGTGATTTGCATATCTTCTGGCACGAGTAAATCCCATTTCAAGAAATTTACGACACATATCCATACCGATGAAGTCTCCTTCATCACGGTAATCAAGATACATTCCAAAAATACGATTGGAAGATATTATTGCTTCTCTAGGAGTTTTGAATCTCCAATGATTACAAATAATGTTAGTATAAGGGCGAACCAATAGAACTCCTTGCTCTCCCCTTCCAATACGATAAAGTTCACGAGTTTCCGTATTTGTAAAATCAAGTTTTTTGTAATCGAGGTCATAATCAAATTCTTTCATAGCCAATTTGGTTTTTTGGATGGGTCACGTAAATAATTAGATGCAGCCCAAGGTTTGGACGATATATAACGTTTGTAAGCAGTAAGAGTGTCAATGCTTGTGTCATATTTAAACTCATCGGGACCTGCAAATGCGAATGGTGTTGCTTCTTTGTGGCATAGTAATGTCTTTCCTGTTTTTTCTTCAAATACTTTTTCTGCAGCATTCATTGCAGTTTGACAAGAATGTACTTTACCATACCTATGAGTATACTCTTCAAGTAATCCAAAACCATGTTGAATTAACCAAGCGGTATTGGCAATACTTTCTGCTGCCCAGATAGTGCAAGGATGTCCTCTGAAAGCACCTTTCTCTGTGTTGTAAGGTGTTCCGTCTTTCTTGGGTAATAAATCATTACCCCAATCATAATACCATTTAGAATAAACTACTGCCAACATCTGGCAAGTTTCTAATGGCATTTTAACAATGTGTTTATCAGGTAGAACCTCTGCTGAAACAACAGGGTCAGGGTCTGTCACAAAGATGTTCATAATGTAGTTATCTTTCTTCTACATTATATTCTATCTCTATAACTTTACTCTGTCTACCAACACTGTTACACCTTACAGAGTGGCACATAGAACCACCTAGTTCTTCGACAAGAACTTCAATCTGCTGTATGATTTGTTCTTGTAATTCTTCTTCACTCATTTTTTTAACTCCTCCTGTTCTTTCATATATTCTTCTCTACCATCTTTAGTAAATACTTTTTTCTCATAATCAAAATAAGGATGAGGTTGAGCATTTTCAAAAGGGTTTTTCGATGCATTTTTCAATACAATAAATTTATCTTTTGCAAAAGTTCCTGCAATCTGGACTTCAATATCGTCACCATCTTTCCAGTTTATTTCACCTTTTAGATTAGTGTGAAGCATAGCTTCTTGTATCTTGTCAATAAGTTTTTGAGTAAGTTTCATTAACCGAATGTTGAATCTGGTTCTAATGCTATGAAATACTTAAGATTATATTGCTTATTTGTAAACTCTGAAAGTAATTTAGAAGATATGATAACATCATAAGCACCAGGTATAATCTTAATATTTTCTACCTTAAAATTAAATTCAAATGTCTGGTCTGTTTCTCCAACATAAACTGCATACTCATTCGATGTATCGTTCTTCTTGTCACGAACAACCATATGAATATCTCCATTCTTACCAATTACAGATAAGTCAGGTAACTGATAAACTGCAGCTGCCTTTACAAGTTTTTCTAATGATGTACTCTCTAATTGAAAACAAACTTCTTGAGTTGGTAAATTAATCTCCTTATCTGGAGGAGCAATAATTACCTGTGGGTCTGCATAGAAATACTTGACTCTTCTTTTACCTTCTTCAATTGAAATGTATGCATCTTCCGTAAAATCAAGATTAGGGTCTTGATGTAAACTCAATCCATTTAGAAATTGATTAAGGTCATATATTGCAACGTCTCTTGGAAAGTCTTCTGGGATATCTGCTTCTGCCAATATATTTTTTGCAACAGATATGGTACGAAGTTGACTTCCTTCCTTTACAAGTATTGAGTTGTTGATTCCTGCGAAGTTCTTAAGAACTGTGAGTGTACTGTCTGATAATTTCATGAATTCCATAATTAAGGCATGTTGTGGTCGATTTCGTCAATGTTTCCAGTTGACATAGATGGTTTACCGTAGTGCCCATCAAAATGTAATAATAGCATAGCATAATGTATGACTTTCATCAAGTCTTTTGTGTTCTTTCCGTCTTTGTTTCCATACCTACTTCCGTATTTCAGTATGTTTGCCTGACAAAAACCTGATGCAAGTTCTTTAGCTGCCATTAAATCTAAAGTCTGGACATTACGGTATTCGTGTGACTTACCTGTATAATGTCCTTGATATGTTCTTGATACATATTCTTCAATATCTTTTAAAATTTCTTTCTCATGATATTTAAAATAGTGTGCTGACATTTTTTTCTCTGTTACTTGTAGTGACATTCCATCGTCATAGGTGGTAAAATGATGGGAATATTGGTCATCTATTTCTGCCATATAGTCAGCAGAAGCACCATTGATTAAATCAATTTCATAATCTAAACCATCATCCTCAAAAGCAGTATTACCTGCACCAACACTAGTATCAATGATAGGATATTCTTTGTCCATATCTCCGTATAGTGCCTCCCACGCTAGACTCCAAGCATTAATCATAGCAAAATAAAAAGTCATTTACCAAACTCTCTGCTCTTTCTTCTCCAAACTTCCCTTTCAGATATCCTGATACTGGGTCAAGTTTAGTCATATAAGCATCGAAGTCTTTATAAACACTAGTGTCTTCACCAGTGGGTTTCTCTAATTCTACCATATTCTTGTACTTTGTCAAGTATTTGGTAAACATTTTCAAATGGTCATCAACTTCATCCATCGTGCATTTAGCAATATAAACATTTTCAGAGAAGTGATTACCTGGTTCAAAGAAACGATAGTCTCCTTTACTCTTTGGTAGTCCTTCAACTGAAAACAAATAGTTCTCTACTGGATGTTGATAGTCAAATACTATAATAACTTTCTTTTGAAAAAATCCCATCAAGTCCATACCAAAACAGGGCAGGTTACTGCCCGTCTTTGGATATATGATATTATTGTAAATACAACTTTTATCATCCCATATTTCAACTTCTCTTGCTTTGATAAAGTAAGGAGTTGTGTATGTTTTTGCTGTTAAGGAAGTTTCCTTTACTTTCCCATTGTGCCCAAACACTCCCTACTCCGTTATGGAGAGGGAACATTTTGTGTAGGACATCTTTATAATTTTTCCACAGATTCATTTGTCTCAGGCATTTCAAAGTCTGCATCTACTTTATCATACAATTCCATAAATGATTGCTTTGTTTCATCATCAAAACGATTGATGCAAACTTGGATTGCTTTTGCTTTGTTCTTGAAGATAGAGTATGCACGAAGTATGTGAACCAATCTACGAGTACTGATTAACTCTTCGATACCACCATCATAGAATGTTTTACGAATAATGTCTGCCCAATCTACAAGTTTCTTGACAAACTCTGCATCTTTGACACCTACTCTATCTGCATGTAATCCTAGAAGTTTGATTTCGTTATTTACACTTGGATATGCTTGCTCAAATGTTACTGGGAATCTTTCAAGGAATGCTTCGTTGAGCACGTTAGTTCCAATAAATCTTCCGTCGTCTGAACCTTTACCCTTAGTATTTGCGGTTGCGAGTATGTTGAATCCTGCTCTTGGCTTAACGAATCTTCCAATCTTTTTAAGGAAAACACCATTTCCCTCAAGGACGCTCTGAAGGCAGAGGATTTTGTTAGAGGCAAGGTCGATTTCGTCAAGGAGCAAGATTGCACCTCGTTCGAGTGCTTCGATAACGGGTCCGTTATGCCAGACTGTGGCACCATCAACAAGACGGAAACCGCCAATAAGATCATCTTCATCTGTTTCAATAGTAATGTTTACACGAATGAGTTCTCTACCTAACTGAGCACAAGCTTGTTCTACAGAGAATGTTTTACCATTACCAGATAATCCAGTAATGAATGTTGGATAGAATTGTTTTGATTGTATTACTTTCTTAATATCTGCAAAGTTTCCAAACTTGAAGAATGTTTCGTCAATTGCAGGAACTAAGTTCTTTTCAGATGCAGGTAATACTGCAGGAGAGTTGTAGGACTTATCTATGTTTTCTACTGCTGCCGATGTAACTTAAAGATTCCACTTTCCTTTAGTTACTTTAAAGTTTGATAACTTTTTAGTAACTGTTTGATATGTGATATCATTCATTGCACAGAATGCTTTGATATCAGCTGTGGTAATTTCTGTACCGTAAAGATTCTTGAGTTTTTCGATTGCTTGCTCAGAAGTCATTTTTAATTCAAAAGGCATAATAATAAAGTGTTGTTTCTTAACTATGTTATTATTATAGTCAAAAAAAGGGGTTGATGAAACCCCTTGTGTGCCACTTTATTAACTGGTTTACATTGTCTCCATATATTCAATATGGTCTTGTAATTGTTTAATTAGTTTTGTTTTATTGTGTCGTCTATCCAATTCAATGCCAATTGTACGACCAAATGTTTCTAACTCAAGTTTTGACATAGTTTCAAAATCAAGAGGTTCTGGATTCACTGGTTCTTCTACTGATGCAGGTGCTGTATCTGATAATGAAGTTGTAGTGGTTACATCTTCATATGCAGAATGGACTTCATTTGTCATTAATAGTTCTGTAAAACGTGTCATTTTTCTGTACTTGCTTCGGGTTCTTTTGCAGGTTCCTCTTTTGGTTCTGCTTCAACCTTTGGTTCTTCTTTCGGTGCATATACTTTATTATATGCATCATACATTCCTTGTGCTTCTTTAGGTGTAATTCTAATCATAATATTATTGTAAGGTAACTTTATTTATCAAGCTACCAATTCAATGAATTCACTTAATATTTTCTTATTCATTTTCTTACCCTTAAGACTTTTGGTAAATGCTCTCTTAATCTCAGCTTTAGTTGCATCCTCCTTAACTTCAAATTCTCCATCACTATTAAGTGCGGATGATGCCATACCAAAGTAAGTATGATATCCAGATGTGGTAATTGCAAAAGACCTTTCTTTCTTCCAACGTTGCATCATTTTGTTTGATGCGTCAGTTTCATATCCACAGTATCTACGAATAAATGAACCACCTTCACGACTTGGAAGAATACGAATACCGATAAAATTAGTTTGTGGGAAGTTATCTTTTAAATTTTCAAGTAGCATATCAGTGCACTCATATCTACCACAATCTTTAGATAGATAAGTCTTACCTAATTTACGATCACGCAATACACAATTTTCTCCAAAGTAATTTGTACCCAAGTATGGTTCATCTTCCCATTGTCTTTGAACCTCACGATGATACTTAAGTGGTTGACTTTCTCCATCTGTGAGAACTACACACTGTACTTTCTCTGCACCAGTTTTCTTTTGAAACTGTGGAAGTAATTGATGTAAAGAAACCATTGCTTCATTTAAAGGTGTACCTGATAATCTATATCCATATGGTACATCTAAGTAAGGTGTGCTTTGTGTCCAATCAAATACACAGGCAGACCTCCAAATATTAATCATATGTGTATCTAAATCCTTTGACTTAGTTTGACTACTAAACATATTCAGTAGAGCAAAATTATTACTAACTTCTGCCATCATATCCTTTGGTTCATAGAAAGTCTCTCTATTTGCATACATCGCAGGTCTAGGATAATCATTTGAAAATGCATATACTTCATAAGGTATTTGTACTTTGCGACAGAACCAGATTAGATTGTAAAGTTGCTTCAATGTATCCATCATTACATTATTCATTGAACCAGACCAATCAAGTATGAATACTAGTCCGTGGTTTTTTCCATCAGGTACTACTGATACTTTTTTGAATAAGTCTTCATTAAATTTGTAAGTGTGTAATACAGCTGTATCGAGAATACCAGTGCGACTAGTAGTAGCACGGGCATAAGCTCCTGCAGATTTTTTACATTCAAATTCTTTGACAAGATAACTTACCTCCTTTTGTGCTGATTTTTTAAATGCATAGAACTCTTTATCTAGTACTTCAAATGGGTCATAGGACTCTGGGATTCTCTCAGGATTACAAAGTGAAATAAAGTAGTTTGGATTTTTCTTGAACTGAGCTTGTATTCTTATATTTAAATTAGTCCAATGCTCTTTAAACTCTTTATGGACTCTCTCATTTGATATCACCACTTGATTTATATTTACTTTTGGTAATTCAATATAATGATTCTCACGACCACCTCTATTAATTAAATCTTTGAGTGCTTCATCAAGAGCATCCATTGTTTCCACTTCTGGTTCTGTATCTTGTGGTTGAGAACGATTACTGAGTTCATCCATCATATCTTCAATCTCTTCAATCGTTGGTGGTTGAGAATCTGATTTCTGATAATCTAGATCTACCTCTTCTCCAGACTCCTCTGTTTCTGATTTAGGTGATCCATTTAAAGTTTCATCACCTAAGTCAATACCTGTATCATTTTCTACTTCCTGCCTTTCTTTGTTCTCTTGCTCTAATTGTTGCTTACATAATGTATATAATTCTTTTGCGAGAACTAATACTTCATCAAATGTCTCTGCTAATTCAATCTTACTTACAAGAAAGTTCTCCTCAGTATTAAAATCAATATCAACAAAATGACCAATCTTAAAATATAGATTAACTCTATCTGCAAGATTGAAATCACTCATATCTTTATTCTCAATGTCAAAGAAGTCTTTATCTGATAGTTCGTGGTATGCATTATAGAATGTCTTGTTTAGTCCTTCATATCTTCTCTTAATTAACTTTTCAATACGAGCATCTTCAACAACATTAACAAACTGTTGAGGTACCTGTACCTCTCTCCACCACTCTGTATCAGGTGTATAGAGTGCGTGTCCAACTTCGTGACCAACTAACATATCAATTACATTTCC